CCGTGATCCGCGTGACATGGTTCAAGCAACCACCAGCAGATAAGCCAACGCTGCTGTTGGACGCTGACGCAACGGGGCCAATTCTGGAACGCATGTATCCGGGCGCGGATCTTATCGCTGTGGATCTGAAACCTAACGCACATGTTGTGCAACTGACCGACCGGACATTTAGCAACACCAAGCTGCAAAAGGTGACAGTGCGGCGCGAGCTGGTGCGGCTGGTGCGGGCCGAGGTGTTGCGCGATGTAGGAGGGCGCGGCGTTCTGTGCATCGCCACACGCAAGGCTGTGCGGGCCATGTTTGAGGATGCGGGCCACGACTTCACCGGGCAGGACGAAGCGACAGTTTCCAAGATGATGATGGAAACACCATTGCACGGCGCAAGGTGGCTATGGTTCGGACCTGCAAGCCTTGGGCGCAACGATTGGCAGGACTTTGGCACGGCGCTTGTCATGGGGCGCGAGGACATCGGCGTTGATGCGCTGGAGGATTACGCGCGTGCGATCTTTGGCGATACTGGCGAGCCACTGCAATTCATTCAACCGGACGCCAAGGGCCAGCGGTTCATGCCGGATGCGGTGTTGCCCCTAACAATGGAGGACGGCGAGCAATTCGGGATCTTTGGACGTGCGCACCCAGATCCCCGCGTTCGGGCTTTGCAGGTACAAACCCGCGAAATGGCGGCACGGCAGGCGATTGAGCGTTTGCGGCTTGTGAACGCAACCGAGCGCAAGCGAGTAGTGATCTGCACGACAGTGCCAGTGCCGGGCTTGCCTGTGTCGGATCTGTTGCGATGGGATCAACTTGTTCCAAGCAGACTTGAGGCGGCGATAGCAGAGGCAAACCAGCGCAGCGGCGTGTTGCGGTTGAGCGAAACAGGACTTGCCGAGGATGCGCCAGATACGTTCCCGACACTGCGCGCGGCAAGGGATTGGCTACAGCGTGAAGGCAAGGCGGCAATCTCTGACTTATCTACGCACACCAGTAATAGTACCTTATTATCGGTACGCGTAGATATCTTTTCGCTGAGGATCGACACCAAAGGGGCAAGGACTACGCGGGCAATCATTCTGCGCGACGATCCAAAGACAACGGCAGAGCGGGCTTTCGGCGCATTGGCAACATTCTGCAAAGAAGGAGACGCACACATATAGGTCAGTATTGCTTACCTATTATTTCCCTGTTACAGTATCACAAAACCGCAAGGGGATATGATGCTGACGATCGAGCGCACACCGATAGCAACCGGGCCAGCCGTAGAGGCGGCATACCTCAATGCGCATATGCGACTTGATGAGGATCTGTCGGATGGCGTGGAGCTGTACGTTGAGGCGGCATCGGCGGAGGTAGAGGGCTATTGCGCGCTGGCCTTGCTGGATCAGACAATCACCACCACCACCGACAACCTACCGGATCAGCACCTAAGCCTACCGATCGGGCCAGTGGCAGCGGGCGCGACGATCACCGTCGACATGCTGGAGATGGACGGCACCACCACACCTGTTGAGGGCTATTGGCTGGAGTACGGGCGCTATCCCGTCCTGCACTTCACCAGCACACCCGGCGGGCGTCTGCGGATCAGCTACACCGCAGGCTATGGCGACACCTCGACGGCAATCCCCAATGATCTGCGCATGGCGATCTGTGATCTGGCATCGCGGCTCTATGACTACCAGGCATCCGACAAGGCGGCGACAATGCCAGCGGCAACGGCGCGGATCTGCGCGCGGTACAGGCGCTTGAAGCTATGACGGCGGCAACCACCAGCAACACCACCGCCAAGGGCAGCACAGGGGCCATTCTGGGCATCTGTGAGCGGGTCCCAATGCCCCCGATTGTGAATGGGCACAGGTACGTTGATGGGACTGTTCTTTTCTCTCTCCCGAAAAATCGGGGCAAATCCTGATGGCGCGGGCAAGCAAAGAGGCCACGGCGGCGCTGCGTTTCTTGCCAACGCTTGTCATTCCCGAAGGGCGTTTGGCTGGCAAAAAGCTGAAGCTGGCAAAATTCCAAAAGGAGTTCGTGCGGGGCGCGTTCTCTAAGGACACATCTGTGGCTGTTCTTTCGATCGGCAGGGGCAACGCAAAAACCGCCTTATCCGCTGGCCTTGCCTTGGGGCATCTGCTGGGCGAGATCGAGTGCCAGCCTAAACGCGAGATCATATTCTGCGCACGCAACCGGGATCAGGCGCGCACGGCGTTTGCGTTCCTTGTCGGGTTTATCCAAGGGCTACCGGAGGATGAGCAAGAGCAATTCACGATCCGGCGCGGCTCTAAACTCGAAGTCGAAACCGACATAAACGGCGGCGGGCTGGCGCGTGTTATCGCTGCGGATGGCAAGTCTATTCTGGGCGGCGCCCCTACGCTGGCGATCCTCGACGAGCGCGCGGCGTGGGAGCGTGACAAGGGCGACAACCTAGAAAACGCCATTCTGTCCGGGCTTGGCAAACGTGACGGGCGGGCGCTGATTATCTCGACGAGCGCGCCGGATGATGCAAACACCTTTTCACGCTGGTTAGACGAGCCACCGGGCGGCACCTATGTGCAAGAACACCGTCCCGAAATGGGCCTGCCTGCTGACGATCTGGCAAGCCTTCTCATAGCAAACCCCGGCAGCAAAGAGGGCATCGGGCCAACGGCGGAATGGTTACAGGCACAGGCTCAACGGGCCATTGCGCGGGGCGGATCTGCCCTAAGTTCGTTCCGCAATCTCAACCGCAATGAGCGCGTGGCGTCTGATGATCGTTCGGTTCTTGTCACCCTCGACGAATGGATGAGCTGCGAAGTCTCCCCCGATGATCTGCCCCCGCGTGACGGGCCGTGCATCCTTGGCGTGGATCTGGGCGGTTCCCGTTCAATGAGCGCGGCGGCGCTGTTCTGGCCTGACACCGGACGGCTTGAATCTGTCGGCACCTTCCCGGCAAAGCCTTCCCTTGCGGATCGTGGCGCTGCGGATGGCGTGAGCGGGCGCTATGTTGAAATGGCAGATCGTGGCGAGCTTTCCGTCCTGGGCGAAAACACCGTTCCCCCAGGGCTGTGGCTGTCGCAGATCGTTAGCCTGGCAGACGGGGCCGACATTGCTTGCATTGTGGGCGATCGGTTCCGGCACGCGGAGTTCTCCGAAGCCATGCGCGGCGCTGGCCTAGAGCGGGTTCCGTTCATCTGGCGCGGGTTTGGCTGGAAAGATGGCAGCGAGGATATTGAGCGGTTCCGGCGCGCGCTGTTCGATGGCGAGATCCTGACCACCCCGTCCCTGTTGCTGCGTTCTGCGTTCTCCGATGCAATCACGCTGGTAGATCCGGCAAACAATCACAAGCTGGCGAAGGCGCGTTCTCTGGGCCGTATCGACGCGGCGGCGGCGGCTGTTCTTGCTGTCTCCGAAGGCATGAGGCGCAAGGCGGCATCTACAAAAAAGGCGCGTTTGGCATGGGCATGAGTGCAAGCAAGCTCGACCGCCGTATCGTGATCGTGCGGGCTGAATTGTTCGACGATGGGTTCTCTACGGTTCAAGGGCCGTTCGAGCCGATCGGCACCATCTGGGCAAACCGTTCCGACATTAAGGACGGCGAAAAGGTATTGGCGGGCGCTGTCACGTCTGACCTGCAAACCCGCTTCACCGTGCGCAGTTCTGCATTTTCGCGGGGCATAAACCCGACCGATCGTATCCGGCACGCTGGCCTAGAGTTCAACATCACGGGCGCGAAGGAAAGCGCAGACGGGCGGCTAAACTTTATCGAGCTGACCGCGACCGCGAGGAACAACGGATGAAAGAGCATTTCCGTCATAGCAAGCGCGTCACCTCGACGAAGCGATGGCAGGCTGTTCGCCATGCCGTCCTAGAGCGCGATGAATGGGCCTGCGTGCAGTGCGGAGATCGGCGGCGGCTGGAGGTGGATCACATTCACCCGGTACGCACTCACCCGCAGCACAGTTTCGACCCGGCGCAATGCCAGACGCTATGCGCGTCCTGTCACACCAAAAAAACCAGAATTGAGTGCGGACACAAACCGACACCACCCGACCGCCAAGCGTGGCGGGATTCTATCAGCGCAATGATGCGCGAAACCACCGAGCATAAAGGAAAACACCATGCTTGAATCATTGAAAATTACCCGCCGTCAATCCGAGATCCGCCAAAATCTGGCCGAGCTGGTAGGCAAGCCGACACCCACCGAGGACGAAACCCGCAGCATGGATAAGCTCGATCAGGAGTACCGCACAAACGAAACGCGGTTCCGCGCGGCGCTGGTATCGGAGGACGAACAGCGCGACGAAGCCAAGGGCGAGCTGGAAACCCGCAGCGGCAAAGAATGGGCCGAGATGATGGGCAAGTTCGAGTTGCGGCAAGTGGCGTTTGCGATCGACGAAGGCAAAGCAATGAGCGGGGCCACCGCCGAGATCGTGGAAGAAATGCGGAGCGCAGGCGGTTATCAGGGCATCCCGATTCCCTACGCGGCACTTGAGACACGCGCGGGCGAGACTGTCTCGACGGCTACACCATCCCCCGAAATGATCCGTCCGATCATCGATCGGATCTTTCCCGGCAGCGTGGCGGAGCGTTTGGGCGTCCAGCGTATCAACATTGCGCAAGGTTCTGTTGCCTTCCCTGTTGCAACGGCTGGCGCTGTGTTTGGATGGCAGACAACCGAGCTTGGCGATGTTGGCGCTGCTGCTGCTTATGCCACTAGTGAGCGGAGCCTGTCGCCAGATCACACGGGCGGCGCGCAAATGGTTATCAGCCGCAAAACGCTGAAACAGTCTGGCGAGGGCTTGGAGCAGGCTATCCGCCGGGATCTGAACGCGGCGATCGGGGCCGAGCTGGACCGCGTGGTTATCAACGGCAGCGGCGCGGCGGGCCAGCCTTTGGGGTTCATCCCCGGAGCGGCAACCTATGGCATCGCGTCCGAGGATGTGAGCGCGGTAGCGACGTGGGCAGTATTCCGCGCGGAGATCGTGGCGTTTATGCAAGCCAACGCGATCACCAGCCCGTCACAAGTAAATGTGTCTTTTGGGCCTCAAATCTGGTCTGACCTCG